CCCTTCCTTTTCCTCTTCCCTTCCTCTTCCCTTCCCTTCCCTTCCCTTCCTAAGCTGATTTCAGTTGATTTCAGTTGATTTCTATTGATATCAATTCCATGTGGTAAGGGTAGATTGGATTTCCTTGGTTTATCAATGATTTGATGTTTACGGAGATTTTTGCAGCAGAGAAATTTATCGCCATCCACTTCGTAAGCATTCACCAGATGATGAGTGACCAGTTCATCAATCAAGGGTTCAATTTTAAGATCGTCGGCCGGAAAAACTCTCATTTTAATCTGTTTCGGCTTATTTTCCACTACCCCATTATCATCGGAAAAATTCCACAGGGCAATATAGAGTAGTCGCGCCCACGATGATAGTTCCACCACCTTTTCATCAGTCCAGAACTCCGGCTTGATGGTGCGGATGCGAGGCATAAATTACCCGGCGGCCTCCATGTCATGAAACAGCACCAGGTCCAACAAGTCGGTAAAATCCTCCAGGCTTCCGGTATTATGAATTACGTGGTCCCATTCGGCCCAGGTGTCCAGCGCGGTTTCGGAAATATGGCCCAGCACCCCCGCGCGCGCGCCGGCCGCCGGCCGCTCAATCCTGATCAGCACCGCCCCCATTCGCTTTAAGGCCTCCGCCTCATCCCGGAAGCGCACGTCGGTCACCACGATACGCCGCTGGCCGTTAATTGAGAGAAAATCGAGAATGTCTTGGCGCAGATGCCTGATCCAAATATCCGGAAACCGGCTCCGGAGGACCTCGGTGCCCAGCCACTGCAAACACCAGCGGGGTGAAACCCCCCAGCGGGGATCAATTTCTTCTTTCAGATCGCCATGCAGATGGTCTTCAGTGAACCCGAAGGCCGTCCCGACGGTATCCTTCAAGGCCGTCGCGAAGGCAAATTGATGATATCCATACACTCGCCGCAAATAATTCGCGGCGGTGCTCTTGCCGCTGCCGGCCTTGCCGGATAACCCGATCAGGAGAGGTTTGGATGACGCCATGCTATTTCCTCGGCCCCAGGTATTCCCGCTTCTTATCCACGGGGTCGGCCTCGGCCGGGGCCGGCGGCTTGTTCGCCTGCTGTATGCTATTAGCTATAATTTGCAGACCCGTGCTCAGCAGCAGCATGGCTTCCACTAAACTGCAGGCGCATTCCAAAGTCGGCGGACGGTCGGTAAACGCGGTGATGGTCAATCGCGCCGCCACAGTGGTGAATTGAGGCGGCACCGCCTTCATTTTGCCCTTGTGGTTGTTGCTCATGGGTTATTCTCCCGGTGGCCCAAGTTTTCAATCTGTGGACCTTTTTTTCTTTTGCCGGCCTTCCTTTCCGCCTTAGTCATCTTGCCCCCATCCTCCCGCCGGTGTGAACCGTCCGGCATCACCCGGTAGATCACCCCGTCGCTGTATTGCACTCTAACCCCGGGTCTGAACCTGGCCATAAAACTTCCCCTCCCGCTTCGCCTGCCGGTAGAGTGCCATCACCGCCCGGTAGTAGGCCTCATTGAAGGCGGCGTTGTACCGCTGGAGCACCCGCCGCTTGTCCGCCCCCCGGAGGGCCTTGACCCCCACCTCGATGTTGACGAAGGCGTTGTCAATGGGCCACCGAGCCTTGAAGCACCGGTTGATCCCCATGGGCCCGTAGTATTTCCCGGACCGCCCCAGGGGACCGCAGCGGATCGCCGCCGTTCCCGGCACCCCCGACTCCACCCGGGCCACCGCCCAGGCGAACTCCGGCTCCACCCCGTAGGTCACCGCGCAGGTCTGCAGCCAGGCCAGGAGCAGGGCCGCGGCCAGGCCGCCGGTCATAATCGGTAAACCCCGTCTGCCTTGAGCACCCGGCAGATAAAAATAAGCTGTTCTTCCGGTTTCCGCACCAGTCCCTGGGAATGTTGGCGCAACCAGGCCAGTTCCTCCGGATGTTCCGCAAAAATCCTTTCCAGCGGGCCCTGATTTACTTTATCCATGGCCCGGTGCCCGCCCGGAGAAGCGATTTCCTGGCGGCAAACCTCGCAGCCCCCCATGGATACCCCCAGGCGGTTAAACTTGATGGGCAGATTGTGAGTGGCGCACCTAAGCGGATCAGGGGGGGTATCCGGCAGCCGTGCCGGTGGCCTCTTCCCCAAATCCCGGGCCACAGCATGGGTCATCTTGGCATGAAGGGCCTTCTGGCCCCGATTCCGACTATTCCGGCTGGCCCTGGCCGCCAGGCATTCCCGGCATAAGCCCATATAGGTGCCGTGCTTGTTCCGGCGGGATTCAACCTCAGGGTGATACTTGCAAAATTGGCCCTTAACCGGCAGCGGCGGCAGGCATTCCGCTATGACCGGAATCTTCCCCGGCCCCAAAACCCTTGCCGCTTCCGCCTCATCTTTGCAAGCCACGACTCCTCCCATATTTTGCCCCTCTTTGGCTTTTTTGGCCGCCGCCGGCAAATCGACCGATGGCTCGACCGATGGCTCGATCTTTCCCGCCGCCGCCTCCCGGATGATCAAATCCCTCCCCCGGCACGCCAAGCAATGCTCCAGGGGACCTAACAGGGCCTGGGGAAATTTCTGCCGCCGGGCCTCAGCCTCGGCTACTTGCCGGCCGCACGGCGATTGCAGGTAGTCCCCCCGCAACCGCTCGCAGCGATAGGGGAGAAACGCCGTGGCGGCCCCGGGCGTCTGTCCCGGCTCACCCATCCCTAACCTCCACCCGCACCGCCCCCACTTTCAGCAGCCAATCCGCCATCCCCTCGGCCCGGGCCACCGTAGGCTCCACCAGGCCAAGCCGCATCGCCAGGGCCAGGCCATGTACCAGGACCCGGCCCCACCAGGTCAGCTCTACTATCACTTTCCCCGGCATGGCCCGGCCTCTTTAGTTGCGAACGCCGGCGGCACCGGCCCCAGCTCTTCCACGGTTTGCAGGCAAAACCGCTGGGAGTGGTGCACAAACTCCTCGCACCAGCCGGTGCCGGCCACCACCCCGTCCTTGCCGAAGCAGTAGGCCTCGGCCTCCAGGGCGTCGGCATAATTGCGGCAGGCCGCACAGGTGTCTGCCGTCATCACTCCCGCTCCCGGGGAAAGGTGGTTTGGCCGGCGGACCGCCCCGTCGCCGCCCGGGAAAATTCCCGGTCCTCCACCACTTCCCCTTCCAGGGCCTTAACCAGGGCCTTCAGGGTTTCCAGCAGGTTGCCGTTGGCGGGAAGGCTGATGCGCTTGGGAAGAAGATCAAACCCGAACATCTCCGCCAACTCGCGTAAAATGGTGTGGTCGCCAGATGTTGATATGAGGGTGATTAAGGCGTGGGCGGGGATGCACTGCTCGGCGTTTTTGTTGGCCCATTTATAGATTAAATCTTCAGATTTGCCGATTTTGGCCGCTATCTCCGCTACTGGAACCCCGGAACGGAGCAGGGTGCTTTGAATCCAATCGGATACGGTGCCACGGGGGTCATCCTGAAATTTGGACAAAAAAGGCAACTCCTGTCTAAGAGGTCAACATATTTGGACAGATATCATAAGGGCCGCCGTCTATGCTTGGAGTCAGGGGGTGCCATTGCTCAAATCTTCGACCCGAACCTTGCCGCCGGTAGCTTTCTGGATGAGTAGGGCCGTATCCAAAGAAAGGCCGCGTTTCCCAGCCAGAAACCTGCTTATCACCGGCTGCGGAATGCCAACCTTTTTAGCCCAGGCGGAAGGAGAGATATTTTCCTCGGCCAGATATTTTTTCAAGTCCATGCTCATGAAGGCTTCATACCATGCGGAATATTGAAAATCAAGATAAATTTATACCGTCCGGATTAAATATTTTTGGGGCCCCATGTCATATTGAATTCATGGAACCCGATGACATTAACGCGAAGGTCCAGGAGTATTATGCGGCAGTAATCAAGGCGATCCTGGATAAAATAAGGGAATTGGGCCTCACCCAAGAACAGGTAGGGCTAATGTGCGGGATGGAACAGGGCACCATAAGCCGATACCTCAGCGGTGACCGGGGTGAAAACTTGCCGCTCAAAACCATCCTGGCGCTTGCCCTGGGCCTGGGAATAGATTTATCCCGCCTTTTCAATATTTATAATTCCCCCCAGGAGAAGTTCCAGGCCCTCCTATCTGAAATTGGTAAAATGACCATAAACGAATAGCCCTTCCTTCTCCCTCAATTTTTTTTGCATAAAAATATTCCGCCTGGCATTTTTTTTCTTGCTATTCTGAAATACCGCATGGTATAAGAGATTCATCAATCACCCCACCCCCGCCGGCCGGTCTACCAGCATCAGCGAAGCCGGCGGGGCGGCCCGGACCCTCCACGCACCTGTAGTTGAAGGAGACCAGGGCAAGGGCCAGGGGGAGAAAGCCGAGCCCAGGCTTTAACCGGGCATCTCCATAAAGAAAGGAAGAACCGAAAATGGCCAAGAAAGAGAAATCCGTGGAAACATTGCCGAGGACGCAGGTAGTTATTGCTCCTCCCAGGTTGTCAATCGCCGAATTTACCATCATTGGAACGGCGCCGTATGTGCAGCAGGCGTTTTCCCAAAAAGCCGCCGAGGAGATCAAGGCCAAACAACAGGCCGGGTCCCAGGCCAAGAAGGGACAAAAGCGGGAGCCCAAAGACTTCCAACTCTGTTATGAGCAGAGCAAGCACGTTTCCCGGGAAGGCTGGTACGGCATTCCCGCCGGGGCCTTCCGGAGCGCCATGGTTTCGGCCTGCCGCCTGGTAGGTTTCAAAATGACCCTGGCCAAACTCTCAATTTTCATCCAGGCCGACGGCTTTGATAAAAATGACAGCCAACCTCTTGTCAAGATCAGCAAAGGCGAACCCCATTATGTGGAGCACCCGGTACGGATTCAGAACACTATGGATATTCGCGCCCGGGCCATGTGGGATGAGGGCTGGGAAGCTAAGGTGCGGATCACCTTCGACGCCGATCAATTCTCCCTCAAAGACGTGAGCAATCTCATGGTGCGTGTGGGCCTGCAGGTGGGTTTGGGAGAGGGCCGGCCCGATTCCCGCAGCAGCGTCGGCATGGGTTGGGGCACCTTCCGGCTGGAAGGGATGCCTTTGGAGGATTTTGTTAAAACCGCAGCCTAAGGCCTTCCTCCTGGCTAGGCGGGGCGCGGCAGGCGAGGCCTGCCACGGCCAGGCTATGCGCGGCGTGGGGGGGCTTGGCCGGGCAAGACACGGCAGGCATGGCGGGGCACAGCGCGGCGGGGCCAAGCGGGGCTATGCTTGGCCCGGCAGGGCACGGCAGGCATGGCAAGGCGAGGCATGACAGAGCGCGGCGCGGCTGGGCCTGGCAAGACACGGCCGGCAATCAACTTTAAGGAGATTTTATGTCAAGAAAAGCCAAGTATTGGGATGAATTGCACCAAATCATGGCCCAAAGCGGGGGAATGCTGCGCCCGGAAGACGTGGTGGCTTTCGCTCAAAACCCTACCACGGCCCTGCATGCGGCCTTCACCTGGGACGATACCGAGGCGGCGCACGCCTGGCGTTTGCAGCAGGCCCGGCAGATTATCCGGGTCGCGGTCATCCAAATAACCATGGAACCGCAAACCAAATGCCGGGCCTTTGTCTCACTCAAGGACGACCGCTATAATGACCGCGGCTATCGGGCCATGGTGGAGGTCCTGGCCGACGGCGATTTGCGCCAGGCGCTGCTGGCTGAGGCCACGGTGGACATGCAAGCCTTCATGGCCCGATATGAGAACCTGAAGGAACTCGCCGGCGTCTTTGCCGAAATGCAAAAGGTGGTTAGGAAAAAGGCCGCCCCGCGGCCGCGGAAATACAAAGCGGCTCAGGCCAAAGCCGCGTAGAGCTGGGTTTGTCACGGCGGGCATGACATGGCGTGACCAGGCCAGCCTTGGCGGGGCAAGGCGCGGTCCGGCAAGGCAGGCGAGGCAGGGCCTGGCGTGGCGGTGCAGGGCGGGGCCCGGCTAGGCGATGCAAGACACGGCAGGCGAGGCGGGGGTTGGCCCGGCGTGCCGCGGCAAGGCAAGGCTTTTACAACCTGATGATCCATTAACCAGAACCGGCCCCATTGGGCGCACACCCCGGGGGCCGGAAGGAGGATAACCTTAATGGACTCCATAGAGAAAAACCATGGACCTTTATAATTCCGCTTTATTCGCAATCGGAAGTGTGAGCCTGGCCGTTGCTGCATTCTTGAGTTGGCGCTTAGGAATGAGGCTCCTGGAAGGCATAGACAGAATCCATATACTTACCCAGGATTTGCTCCGGGTATTGGATATAGACAAACGGGTTGGCTCCTCTGCGCCCAATTTGTCATCGCCCGGGGCCCCGGAGGTGGACCCGTGACCTTTTACGCCGGGGCCATCCTCGGTTTTCTGGCGGGCTGGCTGCTCTGCGCCTCATTTGTCATCGCCCGGGGGCGGCCGCCAGGCCCGCCTCCCCCGAATAGTTCCGTACCTCCTGGCGCCCCGGCGGCGGACGGCTACCGCCCGGGCTCCCTGGCCGACCCGAGGGATTAACCATGCCCCCGCTTTGGCCCACAACTGGCACCTGGAACCTGAAACCTGAAACCATCTTCTCAGGAGGCCCCATGGCGCACCCCATCCGCAAGACCTATTATGTCATGCGCACCACCTGGACCGGGATGCGGCGCCGGGTCTTGGAGATCCGCACCGCCCTGATTATGGAACTGGACGGCCGCCAGGCCCGCCGCATCGCCCGTGGTCTGGGTGGCCACTACCTGCAAGCGAGGATTAGTTAGGGCAGGTTCTGGGTTTTAGGTTTTAGGTTTGGGAAAGACAAAGGAGCAAGATTATGAAGCGATTAACCCCGGCATTGCCTGACTTTTACGAAAAACCAAAAACCAAAAACCAAAAACGGGCTTCTATCCTCGCCCTTTATCTCCGGGACTTCAACCGGGAATATCTCAGCACCCCGGCGGACCGCCGCCGCACCCGGCAAACCATCCTTGACTACCTGGCCGCCCTGGCCTGCATTCTCCTGGCGGCCGCGGCGCTTTACCTCTGGCAACCATGACCAACCCCCAACCCCCGGCCCCGCCCCTGGGAGGGTGAATGAAATTTACCAGTGAAAACGGTTCGACCGTGGAAGTGTCAGGAACCCATCAGGGAATTTTCACCATTGATTACGACTGGTTTGAAGAGTGCGGGTGCCCCGAAGCTGAACCAGACTTCAACGGCGACATGGCAAATCCTGAGATAATCGCCTATTGCGACTGCCATGATCCGCATAGGGTTAAACTGTTCCCCAGTTCGCATGGGGAAATCTGGTGAGTGCCGCCTCTGGGAAGGACAGACGCATGATCGGCAAAACGTACTTTGAGCGCGGGAAGCCCGTTGTGGTTTTAATTAGGTGGAATGGGAAAGGGCCGCGCAATGTGCTAATCCAACGACAGGACGGGCGTAAGGTTGTGAGACCTTTTCGCGGGCTTAGAAAAAGATGTCTCTTGCCGCCGCCCTTGGGAGGGTGAAGAATTATGAACAAGGAAGAACGCCAAGAGTTGCGCAAGTGGAGTGCGGTCGATTTGATGGGGTGGTTCAAGCAAGACCAAATGGTTTTGATTGGCTCAGGAAAAGAGGTTAGTGGGTATTTTAATGAACACGGTTTAGTTTGTTATGTCGATGACTGGGCACCCGACTCCCCCGACGCACCCGCTTGGCAGATTGAGATGGTCATTAAGAGGATGAAAGAGTTGGGGTGGAGTAGACTTTATGTCACTTTTTTATCCACAAGTGGAATGATTAAGGTAGCAGCCAAGTTTAGAGAAACTATGTGCAACTATCTTGTAACCGATTGGATTGAGGCCGACAACCTATTCGAAGCCATACTGTTGGCGGCAGAGGCGGCGTGGCCAGTAAAGCACAACATCCACAACGGAAAAAAATAGAGGAACTTATTAATAATCCTGATTTCAAGACAATAGGAGAGGAGAAGTGATGAACGACAAATGTTTCTTTTGTAAAGCAGAAGGAAAACTGATTTTGCAGTGTCAACAATGCAACGCTTATAACATAAAGAAAACTTTAGATGTATTTAACCAACTCGCTGCCCTCGCCGCCGAACGAGACGAGTTAAAGCGACAACTCGCCACTATGACCGAACTAAAAGACGAATGGGTTGAAAAGTATGCTGACTTGAAGGTGAGATTGGAGGAGGATAGTCTTTCCCCCAATCTAAAAAAGACCATCCTTCAACAACGGAATGATTTAGCCAAAGAGGTTTTAGAATTGCGTTGGAAAACTGCACAACAGCAGCATAGGTTGGAGGAGGCGAAGAGGTTATTGATGGAAACTGCTAGTTTAGCAGAAGTGTCTGATGGTGCAGGAATTCCAAACATTAACTTCTGTAAGATATGTGATTGCGAATGGGGATATGGACATAAAGGTAATTGCATTGTTGGGAAAGCACAATCCTTCCTCACCCCCGCCAAGGAGATTACCCCAGGCCCGGAGACGGTGCTGGTGCGTAGAGATGATGTGAAAATAGCTTGTCAAACATATCCTGAGTCCGGTCTTACTAATGTAAATATCTGGTATCGTCGAAGATGCGATGCCTTAGACCGCCTCAAAGCCACCCTGGGGACCCCCAAATGACCTGCCTCTTTAAACTATTTTTTGAATGGTTTTGGTTTCGCAAAGAAACGAAATATAAAAGAAAACGTCTTCCATTAAAAATTATTAAAATCAGAGGAGTTCGTACTTTTCTTATGGATAATTATCCGAGTACTGGAAGTAGAGCATCAGTACAGATAATTCTACCTTGGGAAAAATATGGAAAATGGAGAAACCCATGAACCGCCTCGCCCTCTGGACTATCTGGATTCTTCTCTTAACAATCGTGGCGGCGGCGTGGTTGTTGGCTAACATGAACCCGTGAGGACTTTATGAAATATGCCGCCCAAACCCAAGTGTCATCCGATAAATCCATAACGGAAATTCAGCGCACCTTGATTCGCTATGGCTGTCGAGGTTTCGCCTATGGCTGGGACGGAGCTACCAACCGGGCCATGATCACTTTTGAAATGGCTGGAAAGGCATACCGTATGGTTATGCCCCTACCTGCCAAGACTGCCCGGGAGTTCACACATACCCCCGACCGCGGCAAGCTCCGCTCCCCCCAGGCGGCAGAAACGGCCTGGGAACAGGCGACCCGGCAACGCTGGCGAGCTCTGGCGTTGTGGATCAAAGCGGTCCTTGAAGCCGCGGAGTCGGGGATCACCACCCTGGAGGAAGCCTTGCAGCCGTTCATCATGCTGCCGTCGGGCGAAACCGTGGGCGAATGGATGAAGGACCAGATCGAGCAGGCCTACCTCACCCGGGAAATGCCGGCCTTATTGCCTTATCTGAAATAGAGGACTAACCCATTGACCCCGGCTCCAACCCCGATCCCAGACCTTTTAACCCCCCAGGAGGCCATGAACGCCTTGCGTATCAAGGACCGGCACACCCTGGCCCGGATGGTGGAGCGGGGCATATTGGAGCGGTTCAATATAAGCGGAGGCGAGAAACAGCCGCGCTGGAAATACCGCCTGCCGCCCCTGGAGGCCGACCGGCCCGGCCCCAGCCCGGAAGAGCTCCACTGGCAGAAAGTGAAACGGAGGCATGGGTTGTGAGGGGTATTGACACCCCCGGAGAAAGCGCGGTATGAACCTCTGCATGGTCAACCTTCGCCAGCACAAAAACGGTGTTTGGTACGTCCATTATTCCCGGATTGACCGCAAAAGCCTGGGCACCAAGGATAAGGCTCTGGCCCAGCGCCTATTCCGCCGCGCCCGGAAAGAGTATCTGGAGGGCAAGGTCACTGCCCTGGAGGGCGGCCCGCCCCCCAAATGCCTGGTGGATTTCTGGGAAGAGTATGAGGAACATCGTTTCAAGACCGCCCGGCCCATGACCTGCCAGACCGACCGCCAGGCCTTCCGGGTTTTCCGCCGGGCCCTGGGCGATGACACCCTGCTCACCAAAATCACCCGCAAGCAGATAGAACAAGCCATGGGAAAATTAACGGTCAGCCCGACCTCAGCTAACACCTGGTTCCGGCACTTCAAGGCCGCCCTTGGAACCGCCGTGGCCTGGGGTTATCTCAAGGCTAATCCTTGCCGGGGGATTAAGCAGCTTACTACCCAAGAGGATTTTCCCCGGTTTCTGACCGAGGCGGAGTTTGATCGTCTTCTGGAAGCCGAGCCCGACCCCCGCTTTCGCCTCTTCTGGCAATTTCAGGTCTATGGCGGCGCCCGGCGTTCCGAAAGTCTACGAATCACCGCCCAGGACATCAAGTGGCCCCTCAACCGCATTAACCTCGGACGCACTAAAAATGGCAAACCCAAGGCCATTATTTTAAATGACCACCTCCGGGTAATTCTGGCGGAACTCAATCAGGACGTGGGCCGTCTCTGGCCCTGGCAGCCGGATAGCGTCACGCACCATTTCCAGCGCACCGCGGCCGCCGCTGGCCTCGCCTGCAGGCTCCATGATCTGCGCCACACCTACGGCTCCTGGCTGGTGATGAAGGGGGTGCCCCTTTATACCGTGGGCAAGCTGCTCGGCCATCAAGATAGCCGTACAACTGAAATTTATGCACATCTATCCTCATCACACCTGGAAGAAGCCGCCGCAAAATTATGATTGCCGCAAGACCGCGCCAACCCCGCCCGGAAACCCGCATGAAATAAAAAAGAGCAGGTGATTAAGAGTCACTTGCTCTACCAGTTGAGCTAACGGCCCGGAACGTGCTACAGAGCGCAGTATCGCTGATTTTGCCTAAAATAGCAAGTGGTAAAAAGCGGGGGAAAGTGGGGGATTTTTGTTGCATTTCGCGCCAACCTAAAACGAGGTTCGCGGCAAAAGCGCGCCAAGATCAAAAGACCATCCGCAAAAGCAATAGCACCCCGACCCCGGCCAGGATCACGACGCCGGGGTGATCCCGCCAGAGCTTGGAATAAACCCAGATTTGGGTCCATTTCCAGCTATTCCAGCGCAGGGACCAGGGGAGCAAGATCACCTCCAAAACTGCCACCAGGACTTGGCCGGGGTTGCCAGAATCTCAAATATCTTATTCGCCGCGGCGGTGTTGGCCATGCCCAGTTCGGCCGCTTCTTTCAGGCCCACCTTATATTCCGCCTCGGCAAAGGCGTCCTCCGTCGGGAACAGGAGGCCGGCGGGCCTGCCCTGGGCGTCAAGGAGCTTCCTGGTATTCAACACCGGCGCCGTCGGCAGCACGATAGCGGGCAGGGGCTTTAGCGCCTCCCTTGGGATTTGGCTGCACGGGGCGGCGCACCCCCCCAGAATTATTGAAAGTGTCAGCCAGGCCGTCAAGATCATTCGCCTGTTGCAGTTCATTGAGCTTTCTCCTTTGCTGGTCCGCCTTGGCCTGGATCGCCTCCCGTTCCTGGTAGAGCTTGACATAGCCCTCATAGCCGATCTGCAGGCCCTGTTCGGCGGCGGCCCTGCCGGCCTGGGCCTTGAGCTTGGCGGCGTGCTCCCATTTGAGGACCACCAGGACGGCGGCAACCGCCAGACCGCCCACGATCCAGCCTCCCAGGCGGGAGGATATGAGAGTCCAGATTATGGTCAGCATTATTTAGCCTCCATTCTCTTAGCCATGTCCGTCCTTATCCCGGTCAAGCACCCGGCCCTGCCAAACCCTGACCCCGGAGTTGACCCCATAGACCCCGGCGATGGCGCTGACAATCACGGCGATGTGCGCCCAGATACCAAGTTTTATTCCCAGGGCTTCCATGAGGGTCAGGCCCGGGAGATAAAGCAGGATCATTACCAGGAAGCACAGCCGCGAGGCCGAGTATTGCCCGGAGCTCGGGTCAACCCAGAACTCCCTCAGGCGGTGTTTACTCATACATCCACCGGGGCCAAAGGGTTATCCGAGTCAGTCCAGTCCCGGGTCCACGGAAGTTGAAAGTGCATCCCGTCGGGAGTCCGCCAGAGGGCGCCCGGCTCAAATCCGGCATCCGCAAAACACCGAATAAACTCATCGGAGAAGTTCACCGGGCCACCGAAGGGATTTTCGGCTGCATTGAAATCCACGGCCAGGCCCCAGGAATGGACTGACATGGACCCGCTGCCCTTCATGCGCCGGATGTTGAAGCATCCGTCATAGGTCTTGAGTTCGTCGAATAACCCCCGGTCCACGATTAAACCAAAGGCCTGGCGCAGGGGGTCGGCCAAGAGTTCGTGCCCATAGATTCTGCATCGCCAATGGTTGCCCTCGTAGTCTTTGACATGGCTGAAAGCATAACTGAATTCGCTAAAATCCATGGTCACCAGATACCCGGCGGTCTCATCCGGTTCTCCGAACAGGTCATCCAGATTGCGCTGTAAAATCATCAGTCCTCACCTCCGGCAATTTTGACATAGATCGCCCGAATCTTCTGATGCAGCCACGTCCCCGGGGCGCAGATAAGGTGAAACGCCCCGTCCAGCCGGTCGTGAACCCACCAGAGCAGGTTGTTCCACCAGGAGTCGTTGACCTGGCCGGTTTTCATGGAATCACCCCCTAAACCTTAAAATGTCTCAGCAATCCTCCCAAAGCAATAAGCAAACTAATAATGGATATGATCAGTGCTGCAATCATCTGATTTTGGGTAGCTTTGCCATCCATCTGATCTTTCGCCTGAGTCAATAATTTTATGTCCTTTTGAAAGTTCTCTTTGCTTGTGTCAAATTCAGCCTTAGTTAAAAACGTTGAAGTCTGTTTATTCAAGGCCTCCCTAAACTCATTCATTCCAGCAAGACGGTGTTCCATGCTTATACGAGATAAATCAATGGTACGCTCCATTTCACGGAAACGCATATCCACATATTCTTTTAAGGTAACGTATTCTTTGGAGGTTATATTTACATTTCGCTCTGACATGGGAGGCTGGGCCGAAACTTCCCCCACTAATCCAAAAGCGAGACTGACCAATATCGCCAGAAGTAAATTAAATCTCCGAGGTCCGTTCATCATTTCACCTTGTCGGGCCACATATTGTAATTAGGAACCCTACCTTCTTTCATCAATCTTTCAGCCTGGTAGGAACAAATCCTGTCGATCGCTCTCCATACGTTGGCTTGCTGGTTGGTGTATTCTATCTTCCAATTCGCCCATTCCTGTGAATGTGATACTTGAAAATTGTAATTTTTATCTAATGAATCCTTAATAGAATTGTATCCGAACCCGCCTAATATAAGCGTAACTGTCCACAAAGCTGCGATTAACCAGTTTTTCCAACTGTCTTTTCCATTCGCCATCCCTTGCCCCCCTCACCACTCCATTTGGCTGCAATCAAATTTCAAAGTACCCCTGCCGCACCACCGGGCCTATCTCCTTGGATAGATAAGCGCACACAGCGTCAACGCTAAAATGCTTACAACTAGCCAAAACACTTGACATTTCCTGCCTGCTTTAGTTAAATAAAATTGAGCCGCAGCCCTGCGCTAACAGGGACAACGGCTCTCCCCCACAATCTCAGCCTGTTAAGGAGGCCATGACCATGAGTGATTACCAGTTTAGTCCGGATCAAGAGCAATGGAAAGAGATTCCTGGATACCCTACCTATCAAGTCAGCGACCATGGAAATGCCCGCTCGGTTAAGCAATTCGCATCCTCTGGTTATAAGATAAAAAACCTTAGCATTATTGTTGATAAAAGAGGTTATTCGAGAATTCCAGTAAGGAAAAATGGAAAACCAAAATTGGTTTCCCTGCATCGGGTTATTTTGATAGCCTTTAGAGGCGATTGTCCTCCCGGACATGAATCCTGCCATAATGATGGGGACCCCACCAATAACTTTCTTTATAACCTTCGTTGGGATACTCTGAGCAAGAATTGGTGTGATAGGTTTCAGCATGGAACGGCTACTACTGGTACTACTAACCCAAGCGCTAAGCTTACTGTTGACGAAGTAATTGAAATAAGAAAACTGCACAAAACGGGGCACAGCCTCAGCCATTTGTCTGATAAATATAATATTTGTCGCAGCAATGTTCATTCTATTGTTACGAACAAAACATGGAAATATGTTTGACCTATTTACCAAAGTGTAAACCCTTCTTGGTAAGCCGTTTCCCCACAGTTATCCATCAAAAAATTAACTACTTGCCGAACTTCATAGGGACGGCAAGAACCAATGACCAGGAACCAATGCCCGTGGTCACGCCAATAATCCACCAGGGCGAAGGATTCCACCAGGGGTTGTATGATAGTTAACCCTGCTCCACCAAGCCCGGGTAGAGTTTTTGCAGTCGCCAGCCAAACTATCCACGCCACTATGCGTTGCCAGAACCGGGAGTACCAAGGGAAAGACCAGACCTTCGGCTTGCCCGCCGGAGTCATGTTGATCAGATTCACAACTTCCAGAAGGATTCGCTTGAACTCCCGGCGGCTGGCTTTGCCCTGCACTCGATAGCCGCTTATTTTTAGATTGAGGCCCAACGCCGGCGCCACGGTCCCCAGGCACCCGAACCCGGCAAGCCGCATTTTCGTTCCCAGGACTTCCTTCGGCTGGGTCATCCATAAGCCCTCCTGTTAAGGCGCCGGTCAGGTGACCGGGATCACCGCGGCCTTGATTTGCAGGAAAAAGTCGGCGCTTTTTTCAATTTCCGCCCCGCCGCTCCAGGAGCACTTGAGCTCCCCGATATAGGTGTCTTCTGCCAGATTGGTATCGGTTGCAGCTAAAGCCAGGGTCACGATCCCCACCGCGGCCTGGGCCTTGCCGAAGGCGGCGTCCGCTTTGGTGAGGGCATAGGCCGCATCGCTTTTGGCCTTCTTCACCCCCAGGGTCAGGGTTGCGGCGGAGAGGTTCACCGCGGTCCCAGCCTCATCCGTAACGGTAAAAGTAACGGTCTTAGCCTCACCCTGCTTCAAGGTTATTTTACTGGCCATATCAATTCTCCAGGGATGCGGTTATTTGCCTGCACTCAGGGGAAGCCGTTAATTGCCGACATTCAGGAAGAACCGACAACAGGCGGGCCTGAACTAAAAGCTGCAGCTCCCCGCCGATTTCCGGGGCGGGGACGAAGTTCAGTAAGACCATGGCGGAGGTAATCGTTTGGAGGGCCGCCAGACCCGTTAGATTTATTTCCCCGATGAGCGCTAAAATAATAGCCGGGGTTACGGTTTCAAGGGCTGCCATCCCGCTCAAGGCCCTGAGCAGCAGGAGGGCGGCCGAACTGGTAGCTGTGTCCGCCACCGCCAGGCCTGATAAAATCTTGAGCAGGAGCAATGCCGGAGTGCTCCCCGCCGGATCCAGAGCCGCGGCCCCGCTCAAGGCCCGGAGGACATTCATGACTGGCGCCGGGGTTGCCGTGTCCATTGGGACAACGCCGGTGAGGGCCTTGAGCAAGAGCAGGGCTACGGAGGGCGTTGAGATTTCGATTCCAGCCGTCCCCGACAGACTATAGGTGGCCCCCAAGGAGGCTAAGGGAGTGTAAATCTCCCCGTAGCTCCACTGCGGCGCCGTGACCGACTGTGGTATAACCACTTCTCCGTAGGACCAGTAATCAGCCATTTGCCTAGCCTTAATTCAGGGTAATGTCCAGCGCCCCGCTCACGAACTTTACCGTGTCGCCCACACCCACCGCCTGGTCGGTCACGTCCACATAGGCAAAGGGCTCCGTGTCCAGATAGACCACGCCGTAAACGATGGTGCCCCAGGAGCCGGAGGGGGCGGCAAAAGTAATGTCACCGTTATTATCGGCCAAGCCCGGCGTCGCCAGAGTCGCGGCGTTCCAGGTGTTGAGCGTGATCTGCCCATAATTGTTACCCACAGGCTCTGTGATATTCGGGCCGCCGTCGGTGGGGATCGTGGTGGAGAGGGCGATCTTAACGTCCGTCGGCTGGGCCAGGGCCTGCGCCCGGAAGAGCCAATCAAGAATCAAGGTGGCTATGGCAGTGAACACGCCTCCGGCACTAAAGGTCACGGTCACCTGGCCGGTGGCCACGCTGGGAGTATTGCCCGCGACAATGGTTTTTGGCGCCGATAGGGTGCCATAGGCTAAAAGATTTCCGCCGGCGGCCACCTGATCCCAGAGGCCCCAATGAGTGACCACACTGGAGCCAAGGGTACAGGGGTCAAAAGTGACCGCCCCTGTCTGAGCAATCGCCCTACCAGAAGCCGCGGCCATAGTGATGGCCTTGCGAGCATAGCCGGTATAAGTCGGGTTGGCCCAACCGGCGCCGTCCTCCCCCGGATCTGCGGTGCTCAAGCCAAGGGCCAAGGCACCGGCGCCCGGCGGCGAATAGGAAGCCGTCTTGAGCAGGTGATCCAACACCTTTTTCTGGGCAAATTGAGTTAGGCTTCCCATTATTGCTTCCTCCTTGGATTATCAACCGCCAATGGGTTGCTTCTCTATCGGTTTTGCTTCCTGCAATGCGGCTACCTGGGCCTCTAGTTCAACCTTCTGGGCCTCAAGTACCCTTACCTTTTCTTTCAGGCTGTCAATAGTTTCTGGCGGGTTAAGTTCCTCCGCCGCCCGGTCTATCCGACTTTGCAGAATCCGGGCGATAATGGCCTCTGCCGCCGCTTTCACTTCCTCATCCGTAGGCTTGTGGTCGAACCCCGGGGCCTCGTTAAACTGTTCTCCGGTGTCCTTATCCACCAGGTAGAGGTAAACCTGATGCCCCCAGGCCCGCTCCGTCCAGCCGATCTGTTCCCAGGTAATCATGTAATGTTCACCACCGGATCAACGAACAGGGCCATGGCGCCCGACTCGTAGTATTTAAGCGTCAATTTAAGGTTAACCCAGCCGTCCACCGCCGGGTTCATGGTGATGCTGACGTACTTGGCCCAATCAGTAGTTCCCGTGCGCACGGCTATCGTCTCAGCCGAAGGGGTTGCCGTGGCCAGGTGGCCGCTTCCCGCCGGGCTGTTGTCCAGGTACTCCCCAGACAGGATCAACTCGGCGGCGGTCAGAGTATGGCTGGTCGGCGATACCCATTGCACGTAAAATTTATAGGTCTTGCTCACCCCGGCGGCGGCCCACACCCGCAGATCAAAGATTTTCAAATAATTCGGGGAGGCATTGGGGCAGTTGCTCTGGACGTTCTGCACATCCAGGACATTCGTAACGCCACTGGGAGGGTTGGCCGTGGGCGGCGTGGGAGTGCCGGAGGCCCCGACAGCGAGTTTGGAGATGTCGCCATAAGCGTCGGCTATGTAATGAGTTCCCACTACTTGTTGATAATGCTCAAAACCAACCCTTCCACCGAATCCCAAATAATTGCGCGAACCAAAAATAGGAGTGGCTATTTTTGCATTTACAATCCTGCAAAAATTCAAATAAGTACCAAAGGTCACATCAATTCCATTAGGTTTGGCTACATCATTTTTGTCATATCCAATACGTCCCGTTATAAAAGCATCCGGAGCACTTAATATTGCGTTGCCACAAGAATATATATTCCCCGTGAAGATGCAATTTGAAAACTGATATAAGGTGTTTGCATTCCCAAATAAGTCACCTGTAAATATACTGTAATGAGAATCAGTAATAACATTACTTGGACAGGCGCAAATAGTACAATTTATGGTATTGTATCGACTTGTATTTATACAAGCTCCACAAGATGTTAAAATCCCACTTACCTGCCCTATTATTGCGGCTTGTAACGCATTTGTGCCATTTCGTATAACCCCATCAAAGACAGGGTTTGTGCCTATGATTGGCCCAGCAAAACCGGCGAAAACCGCATCATAGACATTGTAATTACTATTTAATCCTGCATTGGCATTACTTACTATGGGGCGGTTAGTATTCGCTTGTCCAAGATTAGCATTAAAACCATACTTATAAATCATAACATTTCGAGACAGATTCAATACATCTGCCCCCAACAGACAAGTCAGAGCAGCCGGGCGCTCGGTGACAGTGCAGGCCACATCGGTATCAGCCCCGTTCACCGCCAAGCCGGTGATAGCCAGGCGGCAAAAGTCGTTGATGTAACTGGCATACGCCCCACCCTTATGCACCAGGAGTTCTTGCCCAATAACCCACTTGGTCGTGAAATCTCCGGTCACGGTGATGGTGACGGCATTCCCCGCCGTAGGAATCGCCCCAGAGGAAGCCGCCAACACCGCATCATAATCCGAGCCGAAATAATCCGGGTCGCCGTAAACCGTCAGTTTGCCACCATTGGCAATGGCAATGCCTTTCGCCCAGTCAGAAGTAGTGTTGAAGATCAATTCAGCAGTATAGGCCTTAGGGATAATCCCGGCTCCCGAAGACCCGATGCGAAGTTCGCCGCCATTAGCTATGGCGATATTATTATGGTTCATGGTGAGCTTAGTGCTCATAGAATTGAGGAAGGTCAAGAGGCCATTGATAGTCCCCAGCCCCAACTCCACCGTGGACACCTTATTGTAGGTCACCGTATGCCCGGCAGCCACGGTCCAAACATCCCCGGCGGTCTGAGGGTAAACCCCGGCCCCCTGGCCCCAGGTATCAACGTCGGAGGCATCCCAAAGTCCACTACGGGCCGATGTAAACGGCGTTCCCATTTACTGCTCCTTGGCAGTGTAAGTGTTGTCAACTAAATCGTATTTGCTGTCGAGGAGGTCAGCCATTATCCCACCCGATAGAGGGAAACCCGGCCGGTAAAGGTGCCGCTCGCCGGGAGAAAGGTCACGCTGGTTAAGGCCGCAGCCCCATTGTAATCGCCGGAGATTACTCCACCATAACGAGTGCCGGTATTGTTGTAGTTCGACTGGCCCCGGGCAATCACATAGGTATCATCGCCCACGATAGATTCAAAATAAACCACCCCTGACATAAAAGAAGTGGCTAATACGGTCGTCCCCAACCTAATGGCAGTGGTTGAAGCCGCGTGCGACACCCCGGCTGAGTAGAATGATAGAAAAGGACTTATATAATTTGCCCCGGAATCGGCGTTAAACCGCAAATAAGTATGGTCTGAAGCGGTGTTCTGGATTCCCTGGTAATCCAGCCGGTATTTTGCCCCGGGCACCAGGTCCGTGAACGTTACCCCGGCCGAGGCCACCACATCCCGATGCGGCTCAACCAGGCCATACGCTGAAAGGAGGGCCGCCGTGGCGGCAATGGCGAGCTCGATATCCACGAAATCAGATTTAAGAATGACCTGTTTTCCCGTTCCGGGTTGAAATTTCGCATTAGGTGATGCCATTTATTCCCCCAAAAACCGCATGAGTTGTAAGCTGGTCCCCTGGCTCCCCGGATCAAGGTTGACTTCCTTTCGGGTAATCCAGTAATTCTGCGCCGCATCGTTCAACAAATCATCCGCCAGGCTCACCGGATCCATTAACTCCAGGCGGGCGCCGGCCAGATTAAGGCTTACCGGGTCTACCCGATCCTGAGCACTCAGAAACTTCAGGAGCAAATCAACCTTGGCCTTGACCACCGGCAGAGATTCACAGGCCACCGGGCCGTCCCAGGAGAAATCCAGGCCGGTCCCCTGGCCGCCGGCCGTGGTATCGCCGGCCGTATAAAACAGGCTGGAATTGCGAGCGTACCAGCCATAAATCCCGGTAACGAAGGCGTTTAAGCTATCCATGTCAATGATCTGGCCGGCTTCCCGCATATTCGAGCCGGTGAGGGCCAGGACCGGGCCGCTCGGCGGCGTGCCCAGGTAGGGCACAATCTTGATCACCCCGGCATCAACAAAAATCCAGTAAAGGCACCGGGAACAAACCTCCTTGAGCGCGTCGGCGATGGGCAGGCCCAGGGAGGCGAAATCTTTCAAGCCCTGCTTGTCGGCTTCTCCACCTTCAAACCGGGCGTGGATAATATCATCGGGGACCGCGGCATAAGCCGCGGCCAAGGCGGTTGCGTCGACATAGGCGGTCACCCCGGCGGCGGCCAGGAGGGCCTCAATGATATACAGGGCGTGGCGTCCCCCGGCATTTTCCACCACCCGGATAAGAACATCACTCGGGGGCTTAAATTCCGGGTCATTACTGGCAATGGTCACTAAACCGTATTGAGGGAATCGAGTAAGGGTCTGAGTATAGGCGCCGATAACCTGGCTGTCAGGCTGGGCGATATTATTGACATAAACCGGGCCAATCTCGGTAAAGGGGCCGCCGGAGACCTGAAAGGCTTCGTTGTAATATTTATAGCGGATCTCGATGTCGTCGAAATCCAGAGTCCAGGTCTCGGCGGTGGCCCCGGTCTGCGCCCCGAACCGGAACTCGGTGGGCAGGAACCCCGAAAAATTGCCCCGGGAAGCATTGATAACCTCTTCCCCATTGATCCAGAACTTGGCATAGCCCGGGTTGGTAGGCGCCAGCCACATGGCAAAGGGCAAGGGCACATCCTGGTAGGCCAGGATATTGAACTTGGTCTGCCCCCCCTGACTCCCGTAGATCGCCCCGGTGTGATCCACGAAAATATTGAAATTCGTAGATCCGATGATCTGAAAGATCGTCAGGTTATAATCGACAATGGCGCCGGGAATTGCCGAGAACCGCATATTCCCCGTAACAAAAATTTCACTGTTGTTATCAATATGAAATAGTCCGTAAGCCGCCTGGTTCGCCCCGGTCGTGGCGGCCCGGAAGGCCCGGGTGCCCGTGAGGCCGGGGGTGATCAATGACACCGCCCCGCCGCCCGATTCCACGGTGCCGTCCAGTTCACTGTAATCATTGGCCTCAAAATAGGCGGACCGGATCAGCGGGGCCGGGGACCAGCCGGAAATCGCCTCGCCCTGGCAGAGAAATTCCCCAAAGGTCAGAGGGGCGGGGCTGCCATCGGCGGCGGGCAGGCATATGCGCTTTTGCAGGCAGTCGGTAATAAAATCCTTGGCGTAAATTTCCACGTTATTGGGCGATTCCAAGGCCCGGGTGACCGGCCCCCACTTGGTAATCTTCCCCAGGAACAGCGTCAAAAATTCAGTATAGTCAGAGGATAAGCCCACCTCATATGGCATCCCCACCAGGAACCCGGCATAATTGGCGGCAATCTCGGCGGCGGTCAGGGCCCGGCCCTTATGGAAGCGGACCAGATCAATTTTTCCATCGAGTTGATATACTTCAGAACTTCCAGTGTTCAAACCACCCACACAAAATGGAGTCGTAGTGTCCAGATTAAGCGATTGTTTGCTTCCCTGGTCATAAGTAAGAGCTATTGGCGATCCATTAAGGTACACTCGCAGGTCATCAGAAGAATCCCAAGTTACCACAAAATAATACTTTACTCCTGTTTGCATTGCTGGGCTGACGAAATATCCAGAATAATATTTTGAGATTAAATCTTCTATAAGGGCAACACGGATACAGTCTACACCCCAATAAAAAAGATACCCTTTTGAAGTTGCATCCCGCTTACCAACCAAGACCCCGTTTGATGCAGGTAGTTCATCAAACTCAACTACCACCTCAATAGACAAGGTTCCAGTTCCGGGGTTGAAATCGGCATGATTGGCCGCCGACGCATAATGCGCCCCGTCCAGCACTACCGCCGTGGTCCCGGGCAGCAGGCCTGTCGTGTAAGCCGGGGAGCCGCCGCCCTGCCAGGTGAGCTCATGCCCTTCCCCGGAGGAATCTAAGAGGTTTTCCAAAAATTTCCAGAACCCGGTGGTCCCCCAGCTCGCCCGGCGCCGCCAGCCGAGCTCCATTTTAAGCTGCTTGCCATACCAGTCATCTTCATCGGCAAACAGGAAGGAGGATTTGTCAGGGGAATAACGCGGCGCCGGCAGCCCCGCCCCGTCCTTCTGGCGGTTGTTCAGGAGCAACCCGCTATGGGAACCGGCCACCAGGTCGGAGAAGTCCTTGGGGGCCTCCAGGGACACGCTGCCGGCCCATTCAATATCCTGCACGACCGTAAATTGCCCCAGGAGGGCCAGGGCTTCGATATAAGTGAGGGAATCGCCGGGGACATTGGCGTCGCTGGCGTAGCCCTCTTCAGCCTCAACCCCTGCCGTGTCCACCGCCCAGGCCGTAAAATCATCCCCTAATACGTCGAGGGGCAAATCCCATTCCAGGATGCTTTCCGGCAAGGCATTGATCAACTCGATAAACTGATCCAGGTCGAAATCCTGCTCAAAATCCCAATCAAAATTATCGAGGTCGGTTGATTCATTGACCAGCGCCACAAACAGGGTAAGGTTAAGTTCCCGATCCCCGGTTGAACTATCTTCCGCCCAGGCCCGGTAGCCCTCCAGGGTCAACTTGAATTGATAGAAGGGGAATATCTGGATGGTGTCGCCCTGGTTAACCAGCGTCCAGGCGGACGCGGCCAGGGCCGTGGTATCATTGGCCCCCCGGTAGTAGAGCAGGGAGTCAAACCCCGGGGTGTTGTAATCCCAGGTGACCACCGCCGGGGAGGTAGGCACCTGCAGGTTGGCGGTGAGCACCGGCGAAATCCATTCGCCCCCGGTGAACCCCTCATAGTCCGCCTGAATCCGGTCCGGCCCCACATAGATGCAACTGGTGAAGCTGCCGTCCGCATTGACCCCGGTGGGCCAGAAGTAGGGGAGGATTGAGGCCCGCACCGCCGGCGCCGCCCCGGTTACAAGGGCTTCGTATTCCTGATATTCGGCGCCGGCGGCCAGCATCGCTAAACCTCTTCAAAACGAATGTCAAAAGAGTAAGTGGGCTCCCCCGGGACTTCAAAGGCCGCCTCTGACCCCCCTTGAGGCGGGGCCATCATCTTCACCGTGGCGTCCTTATTCGTGCCGTCCAGATAAAGATCGCAGTGGCATTGCAACGCCCACAGGGCCATGAAAAAATCAAATTGCGTCTTGAGCGCCTTGGAGAATGTCAGTTCATAAGTTTTTTTCTGAGGCCCGGCGTAACTGTTAAGCGTCCCGTCCAGGCCCCGCACCTGATCATCCAGGCCGTCGAGATATCCCACCCGGTGGCCATAGTCGTAATTTTTGACAAAGGTGTATGTGCTGGGAGAGGGATCGTCGGTCGGGTAAATGAGTTTGCCAGCCATGGTTTTCTCTTTACTTTCTTAACGAAAAGTCTTAATTTGTTATCAAAATCACTAAAGGAGAATTTATGAAAAAGTATATTTTGTTATGTATCGTGCTTGCCTTATCCGTTGGTGCGCAGGGTTGTTTAGCTGCCGCCGTTGGATATGGCGCTTATACCATCAGTTCATCCCATGATGAGGCGGCTCAAAAAGAGGCCGAGGCCCGTAATCTGCAAACCTATAATAGTTATAAAACCGATGCTGAAAAATTGAACTTTGACAGAGAAAAAGTTCATTTGAAACCCCAACCCGTAATGACATTCCCCGAATGGAAATTGGCGCATAATATTCCAACTCCGGTTAAGGATTAATACCTCCCGTCCCCCAGCTTCTGGCCCCGGGGGCCGATGTGTTTATTGATAGCTCTCAACATGGCCTTACCATGCTTTTCTAAAACCTTTTCAACCCCTTGAGCATCTATAGCATTGACCACCGGGGCATAATGAAAGGTCGCACCGCCAGCTTCATAAGCCTTATTTTGGCTCCGACTCAAAACCCTTTCCCCGGTTTGGGCCTTGATAAGTTTTTCATCGGAAGCCAGCGGCCAGCCGCCGTGAGCCGTTATGATTCCACCCTCATGAAACCCAAAGATGCCGCCCACTACCCCCAGGATTGACCCAAAAATACCTCCTCCACCACCCCCGCCAATACCGCCCATGATGCCGCCGATCCCTTCGGCCAGGGCAGGAATTATTTGCACCATCACTCCTTCAAGTAATTTCTGGATCACACTGGTGGCCATGGCTTCGCCCATGGCCATGAAATCAGTTTGTTTACCTTTCAGGGTATCGACAAAAAAAGTTGCCATAGAACTGGAAACCTGTTCGGGCATGCTTTTCATTAATGCCGCAGTTTGATCTGCCGCCCAGATATCGGCCTGCTGTTTCATATCCACGGCGGCCACCCTGATACCACCTCCCATCCCTTGTGATCTCCACTCCTCCCTTTCCAAATTATATTTCTTGGCCTGATTTGCCAGGGCCTGCAAACCCCGGAGCTCATCCGCCTGGGCCCGGCCGATCTTGTTTTCAAATATCATCCGTTCCATGGCCAGGCGGTTGAGTTCGATTTCCAGGGGGAGGATCTTGGCCTTGAACATGAGCTGTTGGGAGAGGAAGGGCGACTCCTGGGCCAGGGCATCCAGGACGCTCTTCTGCATCCCCAGGCGCTTCTCGGAGTTCGCAACATCCAAGTCCCAGATTTTCCCCGCCTTGATGCTGGCGATTTGCTCTTCCGCCCCGGCGAACCCCTTATATTTGGTGAGCCAGGCATTCGCCTCGGCTTCAATGGCTTTATAGGAATCGCCGCTTTCCTTGGCTACAAACCCTTCGTAATCCTCAGTGACTTTCTTCTTTTTCCCGGCCTCCACCTGGGCCACCAAAGCCAGGGCCTGCTCGGTGTCCGCCCCTTTCTTGCCGACTTTTTCAATGTCCCTGACAATCTTCACCGCCCAAGCATCTATTTCGGCCAGGCTGCCCTCAGTCAGCCGGGAGAGGTCTTTTTGCAGGGTATCAATGAGGCTCTGCATCCGGTCCAGGCCCATGTCCCCGCCGCCGCCCTTGCCGCCGCCGCCCTTGCCGGCCACCGTAGGTTTAGTCCGGGATGGGGTGGTCAAGGCGGAGGTGTAAGCCGTGCTTGGAGCCGCCTTGACAGCTTCCGGGTCTAATTCCAATGCCCCGCCGTGCGCCGCCATCATAGGTTGGGCCAACTCAGCCATGATCTTTTGGCGGTGCGCCATCAAATCGGTGAGATAATTTAGAACTGTGGCGATGGCCGGGGCCACCGCATCAACCAAGGTCCGGGCAAACCCCTCCCACGCCAGCGACAAATCACCCGCCGCGCTTTTAGCTTCTGAGGCCCGCTTCGCCATATCGGTGGTAATCAGCCCCAATTCGGTGGCCCGGTCAATCCATTTCTGCATCGCCTCCGGGCCTTCCTTGAGGATAGTCACCATCCCGGCGCCGCCCCGGCCAAATAACTCCATGGCGATCCGTACCTGGTCCGAAGGGGCGATGTTGGATTTCATGGCCGCGGCCATGGCGAGAAGCTGCTGCTCCAGGGGAAGTTTGGCGACAATCTCCGCCTTCAGGCCCAACTCGGCATAAGTGGAAGCAACCTTAAGAATTTCCTCCCCTTCCTCGTCAAATTTCCCCGTGGCCGTCTCAGCCCCTTTCGCCGCGGCAGAAAGCCCCTTCTCCATGCGCGTCAAAGCCATGTTGAACGAGTCAGAATCCATGCCGGTCTTCCGGGCCATGACCGAAAAAGAGGAAAGGGTTTCGGTGGTGGTATTGAGGCGATTGGCCACCTTGAGCAGGTTAGACTCCATGGTGGTGATACGAGAAAAGGCGGCGTCCAGGGAGGAAAGGGAAAACATCCCGGCCATGGCGACGCCGACAACCTTTAGGGCCCCGATGATATTGTCAGAGGCTTTTTTCGCGGCATATTCGGCCTTCGACATCGCCGCTTCAAACTTGGCGGTGTTGGCCTCCAGGCTGATGATCAGGCTACCCAGGGTTGCCATTAACGGCTCATCCTTGTCTGCACGTCGGCCCGGGACTGATTGGCCAGCTTGCGTTCTTCAAAATCCTCATTCTCCAAAATAAAGAATGCCCGCCATTCGCTTAATTCCCGAGAGCTTAAACGGGCAAGCATTTCCTCCACCGGCATATGAAAAACCTCTTTGGCTAGGCTGAAATAGAAGCGCCGCTCGGGGCGGCTTCGGAGTTTTTTGTTAGCTCCTCCACATCCTGGGTTCCAATCGCATTCAGTTTCCGGGCGACGTCGAAAAGCCGGGTCAGGGCCGCGGCGTTCTTCTCCGCCAGGAGGGCAATGTCCCCCTCGGAGAAGAGCTTCTTGCCCTCCGCGTCCACCAGGCAAAACGAGAGGAGCTTTTCCCGGAGTTTGTCGGTGGAGAAAACCTTGTCCTTGCCCCGCTGCTCCTGACAGGCCGTTTCCCACTGATCCCGTTCCGTCCCGGTGAGGGATTGCACCCGGACCTTGCCGCCCCACTCCGGCACATTCACATCTTGATAAGTCCGATCCTGTTTCCCCAGAATCTCTGCTCTCCCAAGCAGTTTAGCCATAAAATCTCCTTCCCCCGATTTACGGGGCAGTATCCAGGGTCAGGGCGCCGGTCCCCACAAATTCGCATTTGGTGACCATCACGTCGCCCACCTTGCCGCCCATGGGGTTGTATTTAGTCAGGACCGCGTTGCCGGTGAACTTCGGGTTGGTAGCCCCTTCGGTGTCGTTCACCGGCTGCAGCACCAGGGCCACCACCGTTCCCACCAGGGTGAACAGGGTGGCATGGGTTTTCAGGGCGGCAAAATCCTGGTTCAACTCCAGGTCCACCTTCCAATCCACCAGGCCGCCGAGGCGGGATTTGACCGGAACTGACACGTCCTGCATGGCCGTGGTTTCCGGGGCCTCCGCATTGTAGTCAATGCTGCAGGAGCGGAGGTGATCCGAAAGGTCCGTGGTGGCGATGGTAATGAAGCCGTTGGTGAAAACGAAAGCTGCCATAATCAATACTCCTTTTAACCTTGATTAAAGGATGCCCACCCCCACCGCGAAGGTAAAGCTGGGGTCAACTCCGCCAACCGTATATTTCACCCGCCAGTAATCATCGGTAAACGGCCCGGCGGCTTCCTTCCATTCGGATCCCACGGCGGTTTTTTGGGTGAAGGTGATCACCGGCGTGTCGGTCAGGGCCAGGATGTTAAGTTTGAAGCCGGTGCCCCCCACCGGGGCCACGGTCGTGGCCAGCCCATTGGCAATCGCATAACCGGTGCCCGGGGTGGTGAGAGTGAGTCCGGTCACCGGCCCGGTGCCGCCGCCGCCGGAAATACTGGTCACGGTCAGGGTGCCTCCGGAGCCCCCGGACTGCACCACCGTAATCACATCGTTGACCGCATAACCGTCACCGGCGTCATTAATGCTGAACCCGACCCCCAGGGTGGCGGCGATCCGGTTGATGGTCAGAAAGGCGGCGCTCACGTCGCTTTCCAGAACCACGTCCAGGGTATCGGGGCCGGGGGTGGCCGAAAAGACATGCAGGACTGCATAGATTTTCTTTCCGGCGGCCACCGCCCCGAGTTGCCGGCCGGTGCCGGTCCCGCTGATAATCCGGGCCAGCTTCGGCAGAAGGATGGTGCCGGAGACAAAAGGCCCATTCCCTTCCGCTTCAACCTTGTAGGGATAGACTTCCCCCAGTTTGCCGCCCAGCGAATATTTCGCCAGGACCGGCCGGAAGAGAAAGCAGGAGGTGTTATCGGCGCCCGTGGGGGCGATGATCAGGGGGACATTCGCCAGGCCCATGGAATTGAAGATGATCTGCTCCGAATTGAAAAACCCGTTCACGGCCACCTTCGTGTCCACCAGTCCCCCCAGCCTGGCCTTGGCGGGGGATGCCGCCAGGGCGACCATGGCGGTTGATTCCGGGGCCTCCGCCGACATATCTGCGGCGATGGCATTCAGTTCGCTGGATAAGTCAAATTGAGCCAGGTAACATTTCCCATTGCTGATCACCGCTTCGCTCATGACGTGGCCTCCGTATGATGCACGATCACATCCAACCCCCGGCCGTGAAGGATAGCGGCCTCATCAAAAACATCATATTCGGTCTCAATAAAGCAGTCGTGAACCCCGCTCACCCGGTATCTCTCCAGGGCCAGGCGAACCTGCTTGATAACATTCCGGGCCGCGGCATTCGTGGCGGCCCAGGCGGTGAACTGATACCGGGCATGGACTATCCCCGGATCAGAACCGTGGGCGGCCTCCCGGGGGCCGGAAATCAACTGGTAGGTCACCGCCGGGTGGGTCACACCCTGGGGCATGATCACCGGAAAGAGCCGCACCGGGGCCGTGCCGATCAGGGCCGTCAAGCCGGCGAAGGTTGAAAGGCGGGTGAAGAGGGTTTCTTCGATCATCTTTTCCCCAGCCTCGCCGCCTCAATTTCAATCCGTTCGGCTAGCTTGCCCTTGATAACTTCCGCCGCTTCCCGGTTGGTGCTATCAAAGGCCGGACGCATGAAGGGCTTTCCTACCCATTTCACCGAGCCGAATTCTATGATATGCCACCAATAAGCATCGATTTTTTTACCACCATAATGGTCCGTTCGCCCTTTATCCTTACCCCAGGGATAAACAAGATAAACTTTCCGACTGACAAAAACGTGGTAAACCTTCTTCCCGTAGGCCGACTCTTTCTTGTTAAAAGCCATCCTGACAGCTTTGGCAGTTAAGCCGGTGCGCCTTAAACATAAATCAGCGGCCGCCCTTTTAATAACATTAGCCCCGGTCATCACCGCAATCTTGAGGCATTTTTCATCTATCTCTTTCGGAAGTTGTATTAAAGCCCGGCGAAGATCATCGAGCCCCTTAATTTCCACATCGGCCATCAGGTTGCCACCATTTCCACGCACATGAGTTGCATCTCGGCGTGGCGACTCTCGGGATCAATCACATCGTTTATCAGGAAAAGCCTCGTGCCATCCAGCACCTGCATTTTCGGCGTGACCCCGGTTCGATACCTGATCCGGATCCGGGTGGTCACCTCGGCCCGCTGCTCCTTGGCGGCAAAATATTCCCGGCCCCGGAGCGGTTCCACGCTGCCATAAACCGTGGCAAAGGTGCCCCAGGTAACGGCCATTTCTCCGGTAGCCCCCTGGGTTTCGGTGGCCTGCTGGATCACCAGGCGGCGGCGAAGTTTGCCGGCCCTCAACAGTCCACCCCGAAAACCCGGTAATTGTCCAGGAGGCCGTCCAGAAACCCCAGGTTCACCAGGGTCAAGGTGGAGGGGGTCACCACCGCCGTCTCCCGGTTTTCCCACAGGGACCCCACCATGGCCTTGATCCAGTTTTTGATGGCGGCCGGCACGGAGGTGGCGGCATCGCCATAACCGGCCTTGTAAACGATCCGGACCGCATTAGGCACCGGATAAATGGGCGGCCACACCTCCCCATAGGCCGGGGTGATCCGGCCCGGCTCCGAATAGGTATCCACCAGATAGTCGGTATTCTCAGTTAAGGTCTGCTCCACCCCCGCCGCATCCAGATATTTCACTCCGCCGATAACCACCGGCGCAATGGGCGCCACCGATTGCAGCGGTGGCATGGGCAGATAGATGGTCTCCGGGAAGTAATCCAGCCTCAATTCCCAGGTCGCGGTGATCAACTGCCGCCGGGTGATCTTCTCGGCCTCCTGCCGGGCCGCGGTAATCATGGACGCGATCAGGGCATCCTCTTCCCCGGGGTCTGAATCTATCCGCAGGAACAGACGGGCCTCTTCCAGGCTGACCGGTTCGACCGTCGGGGCGGTGATGAGCTTCAAGGCCATTTATTTTCTCTTTTTGGGCCCGTCGATAATCCCCTGGTTCTTGGCCCGCATTTCCCGCAAGGCCGTGGCCAAGGCTGTGGTTTTAGTGGGTTGCATGGTGACATTGACCGGCGGGCTCATTGCCCCCGGGAGCACCAGGACCGCCAGGCCGTGATCAATCAACTCCTGGGCATAAGAGGCGGGAAGAAGATACTCAAATCCCTGCTCCATTTTCCCGGCCGGGCCGGTATGCCTAACAAGCATTTTAACCTTGAGCATCTTCTTCCCCTCTCTCGGCGGATTCGCAGTAATATTTCTGACAAAATTTAGGCCTTTTCGGGCTATTTATAAGCAAACAAACCGCCTTGCCCGAGGGTGTGTCATATTCCAAAAACCTGCAACCGATTAAAGCCCTGGCCATCAAATGCTTTTCCCCTGCAAATATCTTAAAATTATGAGCCTCGACATATTTGGCTATTTCCAGGGGATCGTTGTCTTTGGTGATCCCTACCAAGGGAAACATTATGTAGGTGCAGCATTGACCGCATTGACGGCATTCAGGCATAAAATGGGGGCCTCCCGCCCCCATCATTGGTTAGGCGCTGCGATTCTGATACAGGCGCACATAATCCACATACATCGTGCCCACCGCGGTGTTGGCCGCGGCCTTGGTCTTCTGCATGCAGAAATACGGCTGCACCAGGGCCTCGCCCGCGGTCAGGTTGGTATTCATGTCGCCGGAGGTGCCCACCAGAGTGCCGTCAACGTAGAACTTCACACCGTTGACCAGATCCCGGCAGTCAATCCGGTAGATGTGATAAGCCTGGGCCGCCAGGACCGTGGCCGCATCATTGTCGTCGTCGTCGGTGTTGCCGTCATCGGTTTCCCACAGCAAGGCCGTGTTGGCGGCGGATTCTACCCGAAACCAGGCATTGGTAACGATGGAATCCAGGGTGGCATTGGTGGCGCTGGCCAGGCCCCACACCGCCCGGGAATGCTCACCGCCGCCCGCTGCCGGCAGGACTTCCAGGTTTACCCTCGCCTCAAAAATCAAGCCCTGCTTCATGCTCAGGGTGAGGACATCGCCGAAATACACCGCGGCCTGCTGGGTAATGTCATCGGTGTCCAGGGTGAGCTGAATCACCCCGTTGGCCGTCGCCGCCACCAGGGCGGGGGCCAGATTGATATCGGTCTCCACGGTGCCCCAGGGGGCGACGGTGTTTTCCCCGGCGATGTATTTGTTGAAGTGGAATCCCAGGAAATCATCATAAAAGACCACCGGGGAAATAGGTTTGACGGTTTCATAGCCGTCATAAAAACTCAACTTCCCTGATTTCCACTGTGCTTTCGTGCTCATGGTTTATCCCTCCGCCGTTGCCGGCGGCCCCGCCTCCGGGGCCGAAGGTTGCCTCTCCGCCAGATGGTGGTAAGTCACCACCGGCGGATAAAGGGGTTTCCCATCAGTAAACTCCGCATACGTCGAATCCCCGCGGGCGTAGGCGAACTCAATCCATTTACGGTGCAGATGCCAGATCACATGCTCCGGCTGCTGGCGCAGCATGTCGTCTTTGACCAGGTATTGCTCCACCATGGCCTCGATTTTCAACTGATCCGGGGTCGTCTGCCACTGGTCCGAGGGGCCGCATTCCAATTCAAACTCGGTGCAGCCCCGCTTGAGGATCACCGGGACTTCCGGCCCCAGGTATTCGGCGGCGTCCACGGCGGCCCGAACTTCCCGGTAACGCTCCAGGCCCTCGGGCAGGCCTTTGTTATAGAAATAACCCCCATAGAGGCCATGCACGGTATCCCGGACCTCGATGCCGCATTTGCAGGGGCGGCCCAGGGCGATTTGCAACTTCTCCAGGGCGAAAAGCTGCTTGAGCGTCTGGGGCCGGACCACGACCTTGAAGCATTCCAGGCAACTGGCCGGCACAAATTTACTGCCGATGACCAGCCGTTTGGAAATGTGCTCAAAAATGACATGGTGCCAGGTGAAGCAGTCGAACTCCCAGCGGTGTTTGATGTAGTGCCAGGGCCCCTCGATGGCCGACTGGGGGTTGCCCTCCAGCTTACCGTCGGAACGCAGGTGAAAGCCGCCGCCGTCCCACAGCGGGCGCAGGTGCTCCAGGATATCGTGGGCGCTCATCCAGTCGTAAAAAGAGGCTTTGGGTGTTTCCTGATTCATAAAAACCTTTCTCCCGGATCTCCCGAAGTTCCCCTGGGGAAGTCGCCGGGAGGTTGCGACTTTCGGGCGGCCGCCCTATCCCCAGGGGGAGAAGGTTAGGTGATGGCCGTCGGGGGCGTATCCTCCGCATAGCGCAGCCCGGTCAGGATGCACTGGGCCGCCATGAGACAGGCATGGGCGCCCGGGGTGGCAACGGCCAGGCGGACATATTTGGCCTGATAACTCACCGAGGAAACGGTGAAGTTGCCCAATTTCTGGGCATCCACCTCGATGAGAAAGGCCTTACCGTCGCTGGATTTGGTCAGGTTGAAGGTGGAGGAAGCCACCGTGGTCTTGACCCAGGTATCCGTGTTGACGGTGCGTTTGTAGACATAGGGCATCGTCAAATCGGCATTGGCCCCGATGGCCGCATTGTGGGTGCCGGAGGCATCATCCGCCACATACAGGGTGACCGCCTGGTTGCTGGTGGAGGTCATCACTCCGGTTTGAAAGAGAAAGTTCAGCTTGGCGGCATTCTTAGCTGCGATCCAGACCGCCGCCAGGGCCCCCCCGGTTTTGTCAATCGGGGAAAGCACGTTGACGATTTTGGCATTTTCGATGAGAGAAAAGCTCATGATAAAACCTCCTACGCCCGGGCCGCGAGGCGCACGAACGGGCTCAGGGTGTTGCTGCCCTTAAACGGGGTCAGAGCCGAATTCCAGATCGGCTGGCCATCCACCCGGTACACGAACCGGAAAACCGATTCGTCATTAACGAACCGGACGTGAATGGAGCTGGCCGACTGAATGCCGCCCTTGTCGATCAGGATATACTGGGAAAAATCGCCCAGGATGATATCGCCGGCGTCGCCCAGGGTCTGGCACTGTTCGATGGGAATCACCGGCCGCCCGAAAAGCGTGCCATAAGGGGCCGCCGAGGCCCCGCCCGGGGGCATGTAAACCGGCGAACCGCCGGTCCCGACCATGATCCCCATTTGGAACAACTGCGGCTCCACATCCTGGTTAATGAACCATACCGCGTTGGGGCGGCTCCGGGCATAGCACCGAGCCCACATGTTGACGATGTTGGCATATTCCACCGTGTCGGCCAGTTGGGCCGCCTCCTTGGAGACGGAAACCAGGCACGGGGAATTCATGATCCCCAGGGGCATACCGGCGCCGGTGCCATTGATGCAGGCATCATCCAGCATAAAGCCGAACTCTTCCGCAAAGGCCTGGTTCATGACCGATTCCAGGGCCGTGGCATCCTGGAGCAGTTCATCGGTGGCATAGCAGAGGCCGATGAGCTTTTTCAGGCTGAGTTCGATCTGCCGGAATTTCGGCTTGGAAGCGGTCTTGTCGTCCGCCTCGCCGATCCAGTAGGCCCGGACCCCGCCCCAGCGGGAGCCGGTGGTCCGGGAGGTTTCATCGATGCCATTGATCTTCAGGCCATTGGCGTTGGCGCCAATGGGGATGCGGCGGCAGCGGCTGGCCACCTGGCCAGTCTCATAAGCCCGTTTCAGCAGCTCCGTGCTGAACTCGGGCTGAATCAGAAAACCGCCATCCGAGGGAATCCCCTCCTGCAGCCCGGTGGCGGCATCGTAAATGGTGGTGCGCAGGCGGGGGTCAATGACCGGGTTGGGGGAACCGGCCCGCATGACCGCCACGATCTGCTCGCCGAAAGACCGGAACTTGTCCTTTTTGGCCTGGGCTTCCGGGCCTTCATTCGGATTCGGCTTCAGCGGCTGACGTTGAGATTTCTCCAGGCGCGCCTTGACCTCTTCCGACTGCAATTCCACATTAATGATGTCCTCCAGTTCGGCGACTCGCCCCAAAATATCCAGAGCCACCCGCCGCTCTTCCACTGACGGCTCCCGGTTTTCCTGGACGCACTGCGTCCGGGAATTGTCCAGGCGCTGCATGAGAGCGGCGATTTCTTCTCTCATTTGGGTAATGGTTTTCATGGTTAATTTCTCCTGTGGTTGTCGATTCTGGCGATAATTGCTCCGCCCCTGGTCAGGGGCTCATCAAAGCAGGTAAAATCGGGCTGCAACGGCATCCCGTTATCCGGCACCGCGGCTTCCGGTTGCATCGGCACCCGGGCCGCCAGGGGATTCTTTTTGAACTTGAATTTATCCAGGTCGAAATGAGCCGCCATCCTCAGGGCTTCGGTTAAGGCATCGACGAACCCATAGTCCAGGGCCTCCTGAGCCGTCATCAGGGTTTCCCCATCCATAAGGCGGGTAATCGTCTCCGGCGTCGCTTTTTCGCTGGTCCGTTTGGCGTAAGTGTCCCGGATCACCCCGCTGATCTTTTCCAGCCGGTCGGCAATCTCCCGCAATTCCCTGGCATTACCCATGGCCATGGTCCAGGCTTCATGGATCATCATCATGGCATTTTCCGCCATGTAGATTTCATCCCCGGCCATGGCAATCACCGAAGCAATGGAGGCCGCCACACCGTCAATATTCACAATCACCCGGGCGGAATGGGATTTAAGGATGTTATAAATGGCGATCCCATCAAAAACGTCGCCCCCGGGGGAATTGAGACGCACCGTGATCCTGTCGACTTTGCCCAGGGTTTTGATATCATCCGCGAATTGTTTGGCTGACAAGCCATCCCCGAACCAGCCGCTGCCGATTTCCTCATAAATCCAGATTTCAGCTTCCGAGACTTTCGCCCTGATTTCGTAACCTCGTTGCATCGGGATAATATCAGCCATGGTCTTGGCTCCTTATTCTGGCAAGTATCGCCAGCATCGTTTCTTCCGCCATTGCTTCGGCATAAGAGGAAAGTTCTTCGATATCAATTTTTTGATCCAGAATGCTTGTTACTTTACTTTGATGATATTGGATATAACAATTAATCTCAATTTGCTTAAATTGTTCTGTTATTTGTCCATTATTGTTAATAATGAATAAATCTAATACGGGAGTTATCTTCTTTTCCATATAATCAATTAGAGAAGATTCACTCCAGGCATTATCGGTTTTCCCTTTTTTAATTAAATTTGCCTGTCTACTTAAGATCTGTTCAATGGCATCCGTAAAAATGCCGCGATAGGGCACAATTAATTCCAAATCTGAGGTTTTAGCTTTCCAATAGTCCGCCGTCGGGGTTTCTTCTAAGGGCATTGGTTCAGGAGGTCCGACTGGTTCCGGGGGCACCGGCTCGGTCCCCGCTTCCACATAATTCACCGCCTGCAGGTAAATGTCCCCCTGGTCTCCCGGCAGCGGGTTAAGGTTTTCCAGTTCCCGCACATCATTGGCACTGAGCCAGCCGCCGTTTCGGCCTTTCGTATAGGCCTCGTACCGGGCGGCGATATCCCCCCGGAGCAGGCCGTCCACCAGGTGCTCGAAGAAATACCGCTTGCGCTCCAGGTCGGTAAGAAAAAGCTGATTGTTGTACCCCTGCTCTAGGCGGACCAGCCAGGGGCGCAGGGTATGGATCACGAATTCGAGGGATTGCTGCTCATTGCTGGCGTAGCTGGTGCCCTTGGAATATTCCTGCACCAGGTGAAGGGGCACCCGCCAGATCCGGCAGATTTCCGCCAGTTCAAAGGCCCGGGTCTGCAAAAATTGTGAATCTTCCGGGGAAAAGCCGATTTTTTCCACCTTCATCGCCTCTTCCAAGAGCATGAGGCGGTGGCTTTTCCCCAGGCCGGCGTAAGTGGAGGCCAGGGAATCTTTGAGGTTTTTGTGGGCCTGTTCCCCCAGCTTTCCCGGGTGGCTCACCACCAGGCCCGGATGCGTCCCGGCCCCAAAGAAACGGGCGCCAAACTCTTCTGTCGCCAGGGCGAAGCCCAGGGCCTCCCGCATTTTGGTAATCGGGGATATCCCCACGATGCCGTTGTAGCTGAGGCCGGGGATGTGAAGCATTTGGGATCGGACCAGGGGCTTGGTCTCCCCGCTATTGTCTATCCGGACCTTGTAGAAAATTTCATTGGTATCCATGTCCCGGCGAACTTCAACCCGGTCCGGCGGCAATGGCCACAGGGCTTTGACGCGACCGAGCTGGTCCATTTCTTTCTCGGCAAACATGTTGCCCCAATGCAAAATATGGTACGTCTCGGTTTCCCTGAAGCTCATGGCGCTCATTTCCGGATTGGGCCGGTCATGCAGGAGCGTGTAAAGCGGGTGGCTGGCGGCCCGATCCTTCCCCCGGCCCTTCCGGGTATAAAGAAATAACGGCAAACTGGCGATGGTCTCGGCGATGATCCGGGTACAGGCCCACACCGCCGGGATGCCCATGGCCGAATTGTGGTCCACCTTGGCGCCCGCATTGGTTTCCGGCCCGACATAAGGGGCATACCAGCGATCATCGCTGGCGGACCAGGAACCGGACCCGAATATCTTTTTGATCCCCTTCCACAATCCCATGCAGTTTCCCCAAAAAAAGAAAGCGGGCCGATCCGGATTAGATTCCGGAGCGGCCCGCTGGGGGCGCTATTTGATTATTGGCCCGCTGGGGGCGCTAATTTTTAGCTGTTTGCCTTAACCCGCATTTAGGACAAACAAGCTCAATTTTTTTCGATTTGTCCTCCACCCTTGCCAACAATCGATGACACTTCTTGCATCGGATTTCTATCAAATCTATCCCCCCTGTATCATTGATTGAAAGGTTTGTCAAGGGCTTTCTCAATTATTTATTTCGGGCTGCCTACCCCGGTCATTCCCCGAATAATCAGGTCGAAAAGAATAAATATCGTGACCACCAGGGATAGACCGGCCATAATCTTAGCCGCGACGGGCTCCGGCCGCCCCAGAAAAGAGGCACACCTGGTAAGGATATAAAGACCGACCATAATACCGATTTCTGCGATCATAAGGCCTCCTTGAATAAGTTATTACAGGGCCAACACTCCCCGCGTTTCGTAAACCGACACCGTATCCTCCGCCTTACTGGTGGCCCCGTTCAAGGCCATGGCCAGGGCCACGATCCCGTCTATCCGCCCGGTGCTTTTGAGCTTGTCGAACTTGCGGCCGCCGGCCGGGTCCGCCTGGATGCGCACATTGGAGGCGCACCAGGTCAGGACCGGGTGCATCCCATGGCGCAGTTGCTTGGCCATCAGCAGATCCTCCAGGATCTCCACCGCCGGGTTCATATCCTTGAAACCCTGGCCATGAGGGATGAGGCAAAGGCCGTCGGGCTTCATGCCCACGTCGCCCTCCTTGTAATCCTCCCCCATGATCCAGGTATCAATTCCCAGGGCATCCAGTTCCCGGCGGAGGTCGTTGATCCGCCAGCGGTCAAATTTGATCCCGGCGATGTTGAACTCTTCTCTAAATTCCCCGATCTTGGCGGCTACCCAGGCATAATCAATCACCTTCCCCGGCTTGGCAATGAGGAACCCCTTGTCGCGCCATACGGTATAAGGTGCCCGGTCCCGGTCCTCCTTTTTCCGGAGGTTATCCCCGGGAGTCCAAAAAAACGAGAGCACATCCCATACGCCGTCTGCCGCCCGGCTCACCAATTCCAAGGAAGTCAGATCATTCTTGCCGGAGAGGTCGAGGCCGCCCCACCATTCCCGACCGGCAAAAGTTTCGGGGTCCGGGGCCGTGCCGCAGCCGCGCCACAAATCCGGGGTAATAAAATGCGCCGCGGCATCGATGCGCTGATTCAGGTGAAGATTACGAAAAGAAGCCTCCCGGCTCGGCATGTTCTGGGCTTTTTTGGCCTCATCCCGCAGGCTTTCCAGGCTTTTAAAATCCCCCAGGGCCGGGTTGGCCAGGTGCCAGTTGGTTTCATCCCAGGGATCAAGGTCCTCCGGGGTAGTCCAGAGAAACAGCTTAAAGCTGGGATCGCTGCCGTCGGCCTCTACCCGGAGCCCATAGTCGATGAGTTCTGACAAAATGGCCTTATCATCCGGCGATTGGGTACTGAACACCCATGCCAGGGAATCAACATGGGCGCCGCGCGCCGTCATCAGGGCATCATACAGAGTGCCATCCGTTCCAAAGTCGGCCAACTCATCAAAGGCGATAAACGATGCCGACTTGCCATGCTTGCCTTTCTTCTCACCGGAAAGTGCGGTGAACTCCGAACGGCTTACCGGATCCACGATCCGTTTCCGGCTATCAATCACGTTGAGGCGGTCCGCCAACTCTTCATCCATACCAATCATGGCGGTTGCATATTTATAAACGATGGCAGCCTGCTCCCGGTCAAAGGCCAGGGAATAGAGCTGGCCATGCGGCACCGCTTCAGGGCCGCAAAGGTGGGCCAGGGTGAGGGCCGCCACTAAGGCGGTTTTAGCATTTTTCTTGCCGAGACTCATCACCGCCTGGCGCCTCACCCGCCGGCCGTCGGGCCAGGTGGGCGCATAGACCTCCGTGATTATCTCCCGTTGCCAGGGGCGCAACACGATGTTTTGCCCCACCAGGGCGCCATCAGGAACCCGTAAGGTTTCGATGAACTTAATAACCCGGTTGGCGCGGGGGATGTCAAGAGTCCATTTCATCGTTTGACATGTTCTGCTTTTTTTAAAAAAACTTCAATAAAGATGCGCCACTTCCGCCACCCACTTAATGAAAATCATACTCTTCTTCACTAAACAACAACCCGCCACGTTGCGACGGTGGCTTGGGTGGAGCATCCCCAACCTCTTTTCCGGTATATCTTGCGTTTGCACATAACCGCAACTTCGTGGCAAGTTGTGACATAGTGTTGGCGGTCTGGGTTTGAATAGCAACCCACGGATTTGCTTTAGTTGATAATACCGTTTCTATTGTTGTGCCATCTTCCTTGGTTTCTTTCTTGGTGCGACTTACCACAGCTCCTTCGGTGCCAATTTTCATAGAGGCTTCATGATTGAGCGCCTCCGCCTCGCAGTAGGCCCGGAGGAGGGGATAATCCCCGGGGCGAAAATGGGTGGGCGGCAGGCTGGCCACCACCGCCTTCCAGATCCGGCGGGCCTTCAGGGTCATATTGACTGGCGGAGCCGGGCGTTTTTCTACAGATTTACCCTGATAAGCCCCACTATTGCCCGGTTTTGGTCCCCTTTTGCCCATTATAAAAATAACCCCAAAATAAAATTACCCCTAAATCTTAACAAAACTTCACGTTGTAG